CCCATACCCCCCCGGATATAACTACACGGGCGCGAGGCGGTGATTTTCCTTGCCCTGATTGGGCGGAAGCGGGGCTGTGGCGCGACCTCAAGGCGAACCGCAAGGCCAAGCGCCTGCCGAACACCCCGACCGCCCATGCCAAGTTCCTCCGGGATATTCTGGCGCTGGTTGATGACGATTGGCCGCCTGGCCGCTTGCTCGAAGCCATAGTTGGCCGGGGCTGGGCCGCTGCATACGATCCGAGGGAAAAACCGAATGTCCGAAATCTCCAACCTACCCGCGCCCCGCTCATCGACATCGCTCGAACTGTCGCGGCGGACATGGAACGACAAGCTGCGGCCCGCGCCGGTCACTGAAACCGTTGCCCAGCTTTCCACCTGCCTAGCCCTTGTGAAGCCGGTCGGCATGAGCGCCGAGGATACCCAGGCATGGCTCCGCGTTGCCGCCGGGGAATTGTCGCACCTGCCCCCCGATATGCTTGAACGGGGATGCAAGACCGCCCGCAAGACCTGCACCCATCACGGCCAGATCGTCCCGGCAATCCTGAAAGATGTTGGACAATGGTATGCCGATGTTGCCGAGGGCGCGCGGATTGCCGAACGCATGGCCAAGCCGGTTGAACGCCTGCCAGCGCCGGAGCCGTGGTTGCCCACTACCGATGAACTTGAGGCGATCAAGGCCAGTGTGGCGGCGCAGTTCCCAAGCAACCGCGATGACGCCGCCTGACCTTCCCCCCGGATTCCGCACCATCCCCGGACGACCTCCAAGGGACAAGCAAAGGAAATACACCGTCATGTTCCGCTGCGGCCTGATTGATGAAAAGCACGAATACACAGCGGCCCAGCTTCGTTGGACGCATACCGGGGATTCCCATGATGTTATGGCTGTAAAGGAGGCGAAGTGATGGCCAATCGTTTTGGACGCAACCAGAAGCGCAAACTGACCGCGATGGTGGTTGAAGCGCAAGCCCGCGCGATGGAGGCAAAGGGCAGGGCAGATCAGGTGCGGCGTGATGCTGACCAAAAGCTTGCCCAAGCTTTGCGCGAGCATCTGGCGGTTGGAAGGATTCCGCTAGAGGTCGAGCACTTTATGGATCGCGAACAGCATGCATTGACCATGCACGTAATCTTCGACGAACGCCGATCAAACCTTCACTACCAGCACCGGATTTCCCCACGCGAACTGGAGTTGCAGCGCGATAGGGATGAGCGCGAGAGGCTTGGATTATACATTGGCCGCGCAATCGCTGACAGGCTGGCGGAAGCCTATGCGGGCAAGATGAACGGCACGAGCCGAGCCGCAGCATGACCACGCACTTGATGCAATACACCGCCAGCCAACTGCGCTGGACCGACACCGGGGATGGGTGGGACGTTTATGCTGTGAGGGAGGGTGAGTGATGCTTCGCAAGCTGGCAAACCGTTTTGAGGTGTGGGCGGTCTGGCATCTGCCCGCTCGTTTATCGGTGCCCTATCTCAATTGGGCTGCGGAACGGACCGCGCGCAAAATCGACAAGAAGCTTGAACAGGCACTTAAGGCGAAGGGGTGAACTGACATGGCCAAAGCAAAGCGCAAGAAGCCGCAGCCAATCGAGGGGAACTGGAATGCTTGACACACTCGACCTAGGATCATGGATCATCCTGCGGATGGCCAGCACCGACACACTGCGCCTTGCCCACTCACTCAATCGGCGCGGGTTCAATGTCTGGACGCCCACTGTCCGCAAGGCAGGCAGGATGCCTCGGACGCGGGTGGAGTTCGACAAGGAGTTTCCGCTCCTCCCATCATACGCATTTGCCCGCGTTGACGATCTGGAAGGACTGGCCAAGGCAGCGCTACTCCAAGCCGCTGGCGAACCGCGCTTCAGCCTGTTTCGCTACCAAGGCGGGTTCCCCCTGATCGACGATATGCAGCTCGGCGCGCTGCGATTGGAGGAAGGCCGATTGAATGCCATTTACGAACGCCAGAAGCGCAAGGGCGTAAAGGGACCAGCCTTAACCAAGGGCGAGCGCGTCAACCTGCCTGAAGGCGGCTTTGCGGGGCTGGTTGGCACGGTCGAGGAGCAATCAGGCGGGTTCACCCTAGTCAACGTGGAAGGGTTCAATCAGCCGATCCGCATTGCGTCGATCCTGTTGGCTACCGAGGTGAAGGCATTGGCAGCGTGATGGTTGACAGAATCCCCGCATTGCCTTAAAATGGCCGCGACTTAGCTGCACTCAGCAGCTTGGCGGACCTGGCAGGTTTATCCCCGTCCGCCCACCCTAACCGGGCAAAGCGCGCGGGTAGGCCGCTTTAGAATTGCCCACAGAACACGGCCCGCTTCGGCAGGCCATCCCCGCCCCACCATGAAGCAAACGCGCAGCCCGCAATCGAGGGGCTAAGCATGTGTGGCCGTGTTGGGGTAAAATCAGGAGCGGCTATGGCGGTTCATTACGGCGGCAAAGGCCCCGGCCATATGTCACGTTCCATGGGCGGCTTCAACCCGCGTTCGCTGTTTGCAGGCGGCGTTCTTGGCGTATGGTATGATCCCAGCGACCTTGCAACGGTATGGCAGGACAGCGCCCGCACAACCCCCGGCGTGGTTGACCAGCCTGTAGGCTGCATTGACGACAAGTCTGGCAACGGGGTCAACGCGACCAGTTCACTGACGGCGCGTCCGACCCTGCGACTGGCAAGCGGGCGGTATTACCTCGAATTTGACGGGGTGGACGATATCCTGGGAACCTCGGCGATCAACTTCAGCGCGGTTGACGCCGTGACCATGTGTTATGGAATCTACAAGGCCAGCGATGTTGCGGTGCAGGCTGCGATTGAGTTTGGCTCGGGCAATGGCTCGGCGCGGATGCAGATTCCAGCAGCTGGGACTGGCTATCAGCACGTTGCGACCGGGACGGTTGGCAGCACGGCCAGCGCCACGGGGTTTGCTGCGCCCAACCTGTCGGTGATTACCACGCAAGCCGATATCAGCTCTGACATCAACATCATGCGGATCAACGGGACGCAGGTGGCCTCGGTAGCAACGGACCTTGGCACGGGCAACATGGGGACAAACCAATTCACGTTCGGTGCGCGGTCGGGTTCGTTGTTCCCCATGACCGGGCGATTTTACGGCGTGATCCTGCTCGGTGCGCTGCTTTCGGGCAATGGGCAGATGGAAAACTGGATGAACGGCAAGACGGGGGCCTATTGATGCTGTCCCTCGCGCTTCTTGCCGCTGCATACGGGCCACCAAAGCCGTTCGTTTACCCCGAGCGGTTCACGGTCGAGCCAACCGAGACGGTCGAGCAGGCACAAGAGCGCTACACCAGGCAACGCAAGTGTGCCAAGCGCTGGGCATTGATCGGCATACTAGGCGGGACCGCTGCGGATATCGTCACAACGCAAATCAACCAGGCCGATGGGTTCCGTGAGGTCAACCCGCTTTACGGCAAACATGCCAGCGTTGGTGAACAACTCATATTCCACGCCCTGACCGGCGGGTTCAATTACTGGCAGATCACCAAGGCGTCGAAGAAATACCCGGCCCAAGCCTGCAAGACCGCAAAGATCAGCGCGGGCGTTTCGTTCATTCCGGGGATCGTCAACGCTGGCGTTCGGATCAAGTTCTAGAGGATAACGATATGACCCCTTTCCGTGGCGGACCAACCGTCAACCTTGCCGCGACCACTTCAACGGGCCGCGTCCAGATCAGCGCGACCACTGGCCTTGGTGAATGCCGCGTTTACAATTCCGGCACCGTCACGGTGTTCATCAAGGAAGGCGACGTAACGGTCACTGCAGCGGTCACTGACATGCCCCTTGCCCCGGGCGCAGTCGAAGTCCTGACCTTCGCCGGTCAATACATCGCAGGCATTACGGCCAGCGGAACCGCAACCGTCTACTTCACCACGGGCGACGGAATCTAACACTCAACAGACCCGCCCACCCTTTGCGGAGCGGGGAAAGAGAGAGGCCCCATGGCGGCTCGCAAGCATCTTTCGCACGATACGAAAACCCGCGACAAAATTCGCACCAGTCAGCTGATTAACCGCCTTGAAAAGTTTGTGCTTTCCGAAACGGAGCAAGGGGCAGAGGTAGTCTTGTCGCCAGCACAGGTAACGGCCGCACTCGGGTTGATGAAAAAGACCTTGCCTGACTTGGCGCAAGTTGACGGCAGTTTGGATCACAAGGGGCAGGTTATCGCCCAAGTGGTATTCAAGGGTCTGAATGGATAGCCTTGAACTGGAATCGCCTTATGCGGTTCGCAGCCAGTTTCTCCCGCTGCATAACCGCGATACCCGGTGGTTTATCGGGGTGGCCCATCGCCGCGCTGGCAAGACGGTTTCAGCTATCAACGAACTGATCATGGGCGCACTCAAGTGCAAACTGCCTAACCCGCGCTTTGCTTATGTTGCGCCGCAGCTCAATCAGGCCAAGGACATCGCCTGGACCTACCTGAAGGAATACACGGCGTTCCTCTCGCCCAAGATCAACGAGAGCGAGCTTTGGGTTGAATTGCCGGGCGGTGCGCGCATTCGGATTTACGGGGCAGACAACCCTGATCGGCTTCGCGGGATTTATCTGGACGGTGTTGTCCCTGATGAGTTTGGCGACATGGACCCTACGGTCTGGACGCAGGTGCTTCGGCCCGCACTGTCTGACCGCAAGGGCTGGGCCGCATTTATCGGAACGCCAAAGGGCAAGAACACGTTTCACCGGCTCTGGACCGAGGCAGAAGATAACCCGGACTGGACGCGGCTGATGCTGCGGGCTTCGGAAACCGGCCTGCTTGATGACAAGGAACTGATCGACGCGGCGAAAATGATGACGCCGGACGAATACGCGCAGGAATACGAGTGCAGCTTCGACGCGGCGGTTAAGGGCGCTTACTATGCCCATGAACTGAACGCGGCAGAGGCTGAACGGATAACCAGCGTCCCGCACGATCCTAGGCTGCTAACGCATACGGCTTGGGATTTGGGCGTAGCTGACAGCACGGTGATTTGGTTCTACCAGTTGGTAGGGCGTGAGGTCCGGGTGATTGACGTTCTGAAGGGTGAAGGGGTCGGGCTGGATTGGTATGCGCGCAAGCTTCAGGAGCGCGGCTATCTCTACGGCAAGCACTATCTACCGCATGACGTTGAAGTGCGGGAATTGGGCACGGGCAAGAGCCGCAAGGAAGTGTTGGCGGGTCTGGGCATTCAGGCCGAGGTTTGCCCGAATATCCCGGTTGCGGACGGCATTCAGTCGGTTCGGATGCTTCTACCCACATGCTGGTTTGACAAGGTGAAGTGCAAGGAGGGGATCGAAGCCCTTCGCATGTATCGCCGCGATTATGATGAAAAGCGGCAGGAGTTCCGCGTTGCCCCGCTGCATGACTGGACAAGCCACTATGCGGACGCGTTCCGCTATTTTGCGGTTGGGCACCGCGACCACACGCCTGGCGCAAAGCTCGACTTCTCAAACCTCACAAGGGGCATGGTATGAATGAAGCCCCGGAAGGGATTGACATCGACGCGCTCGCCGCGACGTTGCAGCGCGAATATCAGGCGGCTGACAGCTATCGTGACACCCTTGCTTTGCTAGAACAGCAGGCGTTCCAGTATTACGAAGCGCAGCCGTTCGGCAACGAGGTTGAAGGCCGGTCGCAAATCATCCTGCCGGACGTTCAGGAAACCATCGACTACATGGCGGCAAGCGTGTTGCGCACGTTCGTTTCCGGGGATCGCACGGTAGAGTTCGAGGCGGTTGACGAAGAGGACGAAGAGGGCGCGAACGAAGCCTCGGCGGCGATCAACTTCAACTTCATGCGCAAGCAGGACGGGTATCGGGTTCTGCACGATGGCTGCAATGATGGCCTGCTGCGCAAGATCGGCATTTTCAAAACCTGCATTGAAACCAGCGAGAAAGTCACCCGCGAGACCGTGACGATTGATCCGGTCCAGTTGGGCGAAATGCCGGAAGGCGTTGAGGTCGAGGACGCGGTTGAGAATGACGACGGCACGGTTACGGTCAGCCTGAAGCACGAGAGCGTTGAAAAGCGCTTTTGTGATTATGCGATCCCGCCTGCCAATTTCCGTTTCAGCCCCCGAGCGCGGCATGAGGACGAGGCGGACTACCTTTGCCATGCCGACCCTGAGGTTACGCGCTCCGACCTTGTGGAAATGGGCTTTGACAAGGAGCAGGCATACCGCCTTCCGGGTTACAACCGGGTTTCGCAGTCCCGCACCGAGAGCGGGTTGCTTGATAACCATACCGACGAGGAAAGCAGCCCCGCGCTTGAAAAGGTGCTGTTCTGCGAGGAATACGCCCGGATCGATCTTGATGGCGACGGAATTGCCGAGCGGGTCAAGGTCTGCCGGGTTGAAACTGAAATCCTGATTTTGGCCGAGACGGGCAAGCCTGCGATCGAGACGGTCGAGGATCAGCCTTTCGCGGTGTTCTGCCCGTTCCCGCGTCCGCACCGCCTGGTAGGCTATTCGCTGGCCGACAAGGTGCTGGACATCCAGTTGGCGCGGTCATTCGTTGCGCGGCAGTTGTTTGATGGGCTGGCGCTGTCCAACATGCCGCGCCCGGTTGTAGACAGCAACATGGCGGACGCTGACACCTACAGCGATATTCTCAATCCTATTCCCGGTTCGCCGATCAGGATCAAGGGCGGGCCAAGCAGCGTTCAGGCGCTGCAATCCGGGTTCGATGTCGGCAAGTCCATGACCGCGATGGAATGGCTTACGGGGGAACGGGAAAGCCGCACGGGCATCACCCGGCTCAATCAGGGCCTCGATGCCGATGCGTTGAACAAGACCGCGACCGGCACGGCTTTGATGCAGGCACAAGGCCAGCAGCAGGAAGAATACATCGCGCGCAATCTGGCCGAGACGCTGGCCCGGTTGTTCCAGAAGAAATACCGCTTGATGAAGGCCGAGGGCGAGCCGTTCAAGGTCAAGGTCGATGGTCAATACAAGATGGTCGATCCATCGACTTGGCCGGATGAGGTCAACATGGTTGTCCGGGTCGGCTTGGGATCGAACAGCAAGGACAAGCGCATTCAGGCCCGCATGATGATGGCCCAGCTTATGGCCGAGGGAACCCAAATCGGGGACGTTGAACCCAAGCACCGCTTCAAGCTGATCGACGGGCTGGCGCGCGATATGGGGATTGGCGACGGGGACGACTTCTGGACCGATCCCGACGCGCCGCCTGAAATTGACGAAGCGACTGGCGAGCCGAAGCAGAAGGCCGAAAAGCCCGATCCTGAAATGGCGAAGGCCCAGGCCGAAATGCAGATGCAACAGGCTAAGGTTCAGGCAGAGCAGCAGAACGCGCAGGCCAAGCTTGAGGGCGAACAGCAGCTTGCGGCGATGCGGCTTGAAATGATGCGGCAGGAAGGTGCGACCAAGCAGCAACTGGCGCGTGAACAGGCCGAGTTTGAGGCCAGCCTTGCCGAAGCGAAGGCCCAGCGCGAAAGCGATCTGGCCGAACGGCAGATGGCGATGGAACACCGCTTGGCCGAACAGCGGATGGTGCTTGAGGCAGGCATGGCCGAACACAAGGCCAATCTTGCCGAGAAGCAGCTTTCTACCAATCGCAGCGGCGGGAGTCTGGCGGAATGAACCTTGCTCAATTCTATGAGGCAATCCGCGCCTATCTTGCCAGCGGTGAAAAGATTCCGGCGCGCGTAGGCTGGACTGGTGGAACGGGTTACTGTGAAGCTCAGGTCTTTCCTGATGACATCAAACGGGCGCTTGAAGGTCATGCTTAGGCTTATGCCACTTTCGACCAATCGCGAGGGAGGGCGGCTAGATGCGTGATGAAATGCAAATAATCGTTTACTCGAACTTCGGAACCTACGTTGTCCCGGATAGCGTCCGCGACAAGATACGCGGGAAACTGCGCTTAAGCGGCGATGCTGACCGCAGGTTTAGAGCCGCGAAGGCAATAAACCGCTACCATCGTATGGTCCAGTCTGCATTAAAGCGGCGGTGGCTCGATGCTTAAGCTTATGCCACTGGCCATCACTGGCACCCGCCGTCGCGCCGCATTGCTTGATCTTGGGCTTATGGCAGTGGTTCGCGTGGTGGATTTAGATGCTTAGGCGCTTCGTCCTCTGGCTGTGCAAGGTCACTGACATTCGCCCTGAAATCGCCGCTGAGCGCCTTATAGGCGGCACTGACGCGGTTGAGCGTGGGGCGCGTTGGCAGGCATTTTATCAAGAGCAGGGCGGCTTGCTGGACATGCTGGAGGGCCTGCGCCGGGAAGCGTTCGAGGCTGCGGCAGAACTGGACCCCAAGGACACGGACAAGATTTACTATTGGGCCACGGCGGATCGCAACATTCGACGGCTGCAACAGCGGATCGAACAGGTTGTCATAACCGGCAAGATGAAGGTTGCCGAAGCCGAGCGGGCCGAGCGCAATGCCGCACTGAGGCTAGTCAGGGCTGAGTTTTAGAGTTTCGCTAATCAAGCGAATATCCCCGCCAACGCTGTGATGCGTCGGCTATCCTGAAGAAGGACAAGCGTATGATTGACGGCCCATCGGTGCAGACCGAAGCCGCCACCGACGCGCCCGCACCCAAAAGTGTGAGCGAAAAGGCGGCGGATTTTGAGAATTTCCTCGATATGGACGAGGAGGACGATTCACCCGAAGCCAGTGAAGAGGACGGAGCCGAAGAAGGCGAAGACCTTGAACTGGACGAAGGCGAAGAGGCTGACGAAGAACCCGAACCGGAAGCCCCGGCCATCGACGTTCCCGCCAGCCTGAATGCGGAGGAAAAGAAGGTCTTTGCGCAGCTTCCCCCGGAAGCCCAGCAGGCATGGGCCGCGAGTGAAACCCGACGCAACCAGCAGGTGCAAGAAGCCACCACCAAAGCCGCCGAAAAGGAACGCAACGCGCAGACCGCGCTTGAACGTGCCGACGCGGAGGCTTCGGTCCATTACGCAGCCCAGCTCAAGGTGTTTGCCGACAATTTCCGTCCGCAGATGCCCGATACGCAGCTAGCGCAACTGGACCCCATGCGTTACATCGCAGAAGAGGCGCAATGGAAAGCGCAGTCCGCCCAGTTCGACATGCTCGAGCAGCAGATTGCCGCGATCAGGGAAGAGGCTATCGGCAAGACCGCCGAAATTGATCACCGGACCCGGTTCGCTGATCTGTTGACGGTTCCCGAACTGGCCAACCCCGAAACCCGCGAAAGCCATGTCAAGTGGGCGCGGGAAGTCGTCACTGAAATCGGGCTAGACCCCGATGCTTTCGAGATGAATGCCGATAGCACGGACTTCAAGAGCCTGAAGAAGGTTGACGACTGGCGGCAGAAAGCTGCCAAGTATGACGCCGCGATGTCCCGTAAAATGCAGAAGGTGAGCGCCGCAAGGGGCAAGAGCCTTCGCCCGAATGCCGCACCCCAGGCCCCGTCCAGGGCGGCAAATGCAGATCAGGCATGGCAGCGAGTCAAGAGCGCGGGCAAGAACAAGGCCCAGCGCGATCAGGCTGCTGCCGATTGGTTTGAAGCTGCGGGCATCCTGTAGGTTTTCACTTTGCCACGTCGTGAGACGCGGTTTTCCCAACACGCGGCCTTAAAACCCCGCATTAGATGGATTTTTCGATATGGCAGTTCCTGCAAATACCATCCAGAACGTCGCCCGCGTGGGCGTTCGTGAAGATCTGGACAACAAGATCGCGGAGCTTTTCCCCGACGACACCCCGTTCATGAATGCCATCGGTCGGTCGAGCGCAAGCAACACCTACACCGAATGGCAGACCGACACCCTGACCGCTGCGGATCACACCAACGCGGCAATCCAGGGCGATGATCTGGCCAACGGCACCCGCGCGAATACCGTTCGCGTCGGCACCCACACGCAGATTTTCACCAAGGTTGTCGGCGCTTCCACGACCGTCGAATGGACCGGCAAGGCTGGTCGCAAGTCGGAACTGGCGCGCGAACTGATGAAGGCCGGACGGGAAATCCGCACCGACCAGGAAAAGCGTTTCCTTGGCAACTATGCCTCGGTTGCCGCCGCTGCTGGCGTTGCCGGTTTGACCGCCGGTTCGCAGGCGTGGCTGACCTCGAACGTCTCGCGCGGCGCAACTGGTGCTAACGGCGGCTTCTCGGCGGGTATCGTCGCTGCGGCCACCAACGGCACCCAGCGCGCCTACACGGAAACCCTGCTCAAGACCGTGCTGCAAAGCATCTGGGTCAGCGGCGGCAATCCGAAAATGGTGTTCACCAACGGCACCCAGAAGCAGGCAGAGGCAGCGTTTGCCGGTCTGGCCACCGCACGTCGGGAAGCGGGCAACAAGCCCATGACCATCGTTGCTGCGGCGGACATCTACCTGAGCGACTTCGGCCCGGTGCAGTTTGTGCCTGACCGTTTCGCCGATGCCCGTTCGGCGGTCATTATCGACCCCGAATATTGGGACATCGCAGAGGGCGAAAGCCTGACCACGTTTGACCTGGCCACCACCGGCCTTGCCAAGCGTAAGGCGATGCGCACTGAGGTTGCATTACGGTGCTTGAATCAGGCGGCTTCAGGTGTGGTCGCCGATCTGACCTGATGACTGCGGGGGAGGGGTTCGCCTCTCCCCCCTTTCACAAGGAGGGCCTATGTCTCAAATCTCTTCCGATTGGGAAATGATCGACGACGGTTCGTTCAACGGCCTGAGCAAGTGGCTGCGGGCAACGGACGAGGACGAAGGTTCGGTCCAGGTTCAATACGAGGACATTAGCGGCGGTCAGGTCATCGAGCGCAACAAGGCGGCTGAAGGCCCCGATAAGCGTTCTGACATGTGGCACGTCGGATCAATCCCGGCCTCGGTCGGCATGAAGTGGCTGGTCGAAGAGGGGCTTGATGTCTGGAACCCAGAACATCGCCCCGCCGTGATGAAAAAGCTCATGGATTCCGATTTTCGTCACCTAGTTCCCGGCCTGAGCCGGATCATCTTTTAGGGGATAGCCAGTGCCTGCATTCAGCGTCCCCGAGAACCTCGCGTTTGACAATTACAGCGATCTGACCGCCGCGATTGCGGAATGGATGGACCGCAGCGATTTGACGGGTTCGGTTCAGACCATGATCGCGCTGGCCGAAAGCCGGATGCGCCGGGAACTGGCCCCGCTGTTTGCCGAGACTTCCACGACGGTCGCAACGGTTGACGGGCTGGCGGCATTGCCTGCGGACTGCGGGACGTTGAACCGGGTTATCTATGGCACCCGGACGCTGCCTAACCTGAGCGTGACGGCGGCGACTGTCGTTCCAACGGATTCGGAACCTTGGGCCTATACGGTCGAGGCTAACCAAGTGCGGGTATGGCCTTCGGGGGACTTTACCCTGTCCTTGCTTTATCAACCGACCTTGCCGCAGTTGTCGGAAAGTTCGCCGACCAACACGCTGCTATCCAAGCACCCGGACGCGTATTTCTTCGGCGCGATGGTCTTTGCTGAAGGCTATGTCTCGAACGACAACCGCGCGGCCAATTTCAAGGCGCTGTGGGATGAATGTCTGGCCGAAATGAAGCGTTATATGACCCGCCAGCACTTCGGCGGCATGTTGACCCCGCGCGTGGCCTTTGTCCCGTGAAATACCGCGTTGCGCTTCCCCCGTTTCTGCCTGATCAGACCGCCAACAGCGGGGCCTTGTCGGTAGCGAACAATGTTTACCCAAAGACCGATGGCTATGGGCCTATTTCGGGCTTCACGGGCTTCTCAGGGGCGCTGGGGGCGGCATTCAAGGGCGGCGGGGCATTCATTGCCAAGGACGGCACGTCAACGCTGCTGGTCGGCACTACGGACGGCCTGCTGAAGTATGCCGGGGCAACATGGACCGATCTGCTAACCGGCATGACGGTGACGGCGCAATGGCGGTTCGCGCAGTTCGGCGATTACGTTGTCGCGGTTAACGGGGTGACGACCAAGGTTGTCGATCTGGCTGCAGGCACGGCTGGCAATCTTGCCGGTTCGCCCAACGGGGTGTCGGTTGGGGTCGTCCAGAATTACGTTGTGATCATTCAGGACACTGGCGACTTGCTCGGGGTCTTTACCAGCGGGTTCAACGATCACACCGATTGGGACATTGTAACCTCTACCGCGACCTATCAGCCAATGCTTGACGGCAACGAATTGATGGGCTTTGCCAGCGGCGAATACGGGGTCATCCTGCAAAGGAACAAGCTGACCCGCATGACCCCGACTGGCGACACGGCGGTCCCGTTCGTTTACGATGCCATTTCAACCAATGTCGGCTGCGCGTCAAAGGGCAGTGTCGCGCAGCACGGCAACCGGGTGTTCTTTCTGTCTGATAGCGGGTTCAAGTGCCTGGTCGCAGGGCAAGAGCCGGTCCAGAACATCGGCAGCGAAAAGGTTGACCGGGCGTTTCAAAGCGAGGTTGCCCGCGACGATTGGGAAAGCATTTTCACCGCCGTCGATCCGCAGTCCAAGGTTGTGATCTGGTGCGTTCCGGGCGGCAAGCTGTGGATTTACAATTGGGAGCTTGATCGCTGGTCGACCGCCACGCTGACGATTGACGCGGTGTTTTCAGGGTTCACCAGTTCGGTCACGCTGGAAGAACTGGCGGTCACATATCCCGATCTGGATGCCATGACGATCAGCCTTGACGATCCGCGCTGGTCGGGTGGCAATCCCCGGCTCTACGCGGTGCAAAATCAGGTTGTCGGCACGTTCTTTGGCGACAAGCTAGAGGCGACGTTCAAGTTTGCCTTTGCCGAGTTCAACCCCGGCAATGTGACGCGGCTGTGGGATATTCGCCCGGTCACGGATGCGACGGCGGGCCACACGATCCGGCTTGATTGCAGGGCAAGGCTTGGGGACGCGGAGAATTACAAGACGGCTTCGGACTTGCGGACCTCGGGCGTGATGCCGGTTCGCGCGTCAGCCCGCTATGTAAAGCCCGAATGGACGATTGCGGCGGGTTCGGATTGGTCCTTTGCCCAAGGGCTGGAATTTGAGGGGGAACGAGGCGGTGGCCGCTAGTCCGATCCCGGAGACTGCCCAGCGCCCGGACTGGCCGCGTTTGGTCGCACGGCGCGCGAACGATCTGGAAAAGCGCGTCGGCACCTTGGAGGCGGGTGGCGGCGGGTCGGGTGCCTTTCTCGTCGATGATGGGACTGCCAGCACAGCGGGTTATATCAGCGCAGGCAGCGGGGCCTTGGGCGATGGCGACAAGGGCGATGTAACTGTTTCCAGCACAGGCTCCGTCTGGACCATTGATCCCGGTGCCGTGACGAACAGCAAGCTTGCCAACGTGGCGACGGCAACATTCAAGGGACGAACAACGGCGGGCACGGGGGCACCGGAGGACTTGACCGCAACCCAAGCTACGGCGCTGCTGAATGCCGCTACTACCAGCCTGCAAGGGGTAATGTCGGCTGCGGACAAAACCAAGCTTGACGGGATTTCTTCGGGCGCGACTAACGCCTGGACGCTGGCGGGTTCATGGACCTGGACAACCAATGTCACTGAGGTCGATTTCACGGGCCTTGGAACATACAACCAATTCATATTTATAGCGCGGAATGTGACCGCTGCATCAAGTGGCGTTCGGCAGCTACTTGCTTCGGTCAATAATGGTTCGTCATTCTACAGCGCTTCAGGCGACTATCAGATCATCACGCCCGCCGGGGTTGAAACGGCGGGGACTGGCTTCAACCATTCAACAGCATCAACTGCCGCGCGCACTCTTGCCCTGCATATCCAGAACACCAAGGGTGCTGTGAAGCTATGCAACATTTCCAACAATACGGGCGGATATACGATTTTCACGGCCAGCGCTTCCGACATTGACGCGCTCCGATTCAACAATTCAGCGGGCGGCAACCTGACTGCCGGTTCTGCCTATTTGTTCGCGAGATAGCCTATGACTGTCCGCATCAAGAACGACACGGCGGCTAACTGGACATCGGCTAATCCCGTTCTGGCGCTTGGACAGCCCGGTTACGAAACCGACACTGCCAAGCTCAAATTCGGCGATGGAACGACGGCATGGACCGGGCTTTCGTATTTCTCATCTGGCGGCGGTGGTGGCGTCTCTGATGGCGACAAGGGCGACATTACTGTCTCGGGTTCGGGCGCAACCTGGACCATCGACGCTGGCACGGTAACGCTCGCCAAACAGGCAAACATGGCAACGGCCAGCGTGGTTTATCGTAAGACCGCAGGGTCGGGCGCACCGGAAGTGCAAACGCTTGCCACGCTCAAGACTGACCTTGGCCTGACCGGAACGAACAGCGGCGATCAGACAACGATTGTCGGGATCACCGGGACGCTGGCCGAGTTCAACGCTGCACTGACAGGGGCGGACTTCGCCACGGGCGGCGGCACGGCAACGGGAACGAACACGGGGGACCAAACCAGCGTCACGGGCAACGCCGGAACTGCAACGGCCTTGCAGACCCCGCGCAACATTTCGATCACCGGTAAGGCCGCGGCGGCGGGGGGCAATTTCGACGGGACCGGCGCGCTGGCATTGAACGTCACGGCGGTCACATTGGTTGCAGGCGATATTCCGACCATTGCGCAATCGCAGGTGACGAACCTGACCACGGACCTTGCCGCCAAGCAGCCGCTCGACACGCAACTGACCGACCTCGCGGGCCTGTCCTACACCGGCAACAGCCTCAAGTTCCTGCAAGTCAATACGGGCGAAACGGGCTGGCAGCTTGCGGCAGGGGCGGGCGGCGGCACGACGGTCAATAACGGCAAGACAACGATTGATTTTGGTGCGTTTCCGGGGGCTACTGACGCGTCTGTGACGATCACCGGGCAGGCCGGGATTGTTGGGGGTTCAAAGGTCAAAGCCTATCTTTTGGCCACTGCATCTGCCGATCACAGCATTGAAGAGCATTGGGCCGACCCGCCGGTTGTGATGGCCGGAAATATCACGGCGGCAACGGGCTTCGTGATTTACGCGCAGGCCCGAAACCAACGCCTTTATGGGCTTTATTCTGTAGCATGGGAGTGGATTTGACATGGCCGTTCAACTGATCGGTAACGGCGGAACGATTGCCGAAGTTGATGCAACCATGCGTTCGCAGCGCACATCGCTTCGCCCGATGGAATCGCTTGCATGGCTTGATGTCGCGGCAGTATCCGGGGCATTGACCGCAGCCGGTGCAAACACGGCGGTCTATTCGTTCCGCAACCTCTCGGCCAACCCCGTGATTATCCGGCGTGTGGGCATTGGGTTCATCGCGACAACGGGTTTCACCGCTGCCCAGCAATTGAACTGGGGCCTGAAGGTGGCGCGGGCTTTCACCGTTTCGGATTCGGGCGGCACTGCGATTGCCCTGACCGGCAACAACTGCAAGGCCCGGACCTCGCTTGGCACCCTGACCAGCGTGGATTGCCGCATTGCTGCAACGGCTGCGCTGACGGCGGGGACCAAAACGCTCGACACGAACGACCTGGGGATCACCGGGGCTTACGCGGCTGCTACCACGGCAGGCAACTTGCTGGCCCCTTCGCCCAACAACCTGCTTTCGCACGATACCGGCGATTATCCGCTAGTCCTTGCGCAGAACGAAGGCTTCAACGTCATGAACCTGACCGCCATGGGCGCAGCGGGGGTCGGGACGCTTTATGTCAGCATGGAATGCGCCGAAGTGACGGCTTACTGATGAACCCGGCCTATCTCCGCCACCGCGCGGAAATTATCGGCATTCTGGACGAACGCAAATATCCATACTGGTTTGTTGAAAGCCAGATCAGCGAGGGCAAAATCGCTCTGCTTTCGAACGATACAGCAATCATCGGCGTTGAGCGGCGGGTCTATCCCGGCGGGTATGAAGAACTGCACGGCATGTTCGCGGCCGGGGCAATGGACGGTATCCTTGAACTGATCGACGAAGCGGTGGCGGCGGCTGAAATGACCGGCCTTGATGGGGCTTCGATTGCCAGCGTTCCGGCATGGGGCCGGGTTCTCAAATCGCGGGGGTTTGTCCCGCATCAACTGACCATAACAAAAGAGCTAGCCATAGGAGGCTGTCATCGGGTTATCATCGAGCAAGACGACCAATGTTAGCACCCCCTCGCCGCAGCAGACGGCAGCGGGCAATACGTTGAACACGGTCTTTCAGCAGCAGCTTCCGCGCATTCAGGGTTATGCCGATCAGATCGGCGGGCTGATCCCCAACCTGATCCAGCAGCAGCAGCAGGGCAATCCCGGCGTTAACGCGGCGCAGGACTGGATTGTGCGGACCCTAGGGCAGAACGGTGAAAACCCGAACCTGCAAGGCATGATTGATCAGACAGGGATGGATACCGCCCGGACGATCAACGCGAACCTTGGGACGCGGGGCAATGTCGGCGGGTCGGTGCAGCAGCGGATTCTTGCAAGCGAGCTTGGCAAGCAGGCAATTGGCCTTCGCTATCAGGACTTCAATGCGCAGCGGCAGGCCCAGGCACAAGCAGCGGGCATGGCACCGGGCAACGCGGCGGCGGGAATGATCCCGATCAGCTCGCTTCTTGCCACGGCGGGCTATGCAGGCGGCGCACCGCTGAATGCTACCTCGCAGTTCGCCAGCGGCATGGGGTCGCTGTTCGGCAATACCGGGACCAGCACGACCACGCAAAGCCAGCCATGGGGGCAGATGCTGCTCAGCGGGCTTTCCAACGCTGCAATGGCCGCTTCGGACATTCGCCTCAAACAGGACATTCGCAAGGTCGGCCAGACCGATGGGGGCCTGCCGGTCTACACATTCCGCTACAAGGGCGAACCGCAGATTTACATGGGCGTCATGGCGCAGGACGTTGCGCAGTCGCAGCCCGAAGCGCTCGGCCCGCTGATCGACGGCGAATACATGACCGTCAATTACGAGGAGGTCCGCTAATGCTTTGGGGCGGTAAGCCTAAACCGATGCTTGGCGGCTTTATGCTGGGCATGGCGGACATGACCCCGCAGCAGGCACCTGCGCCCGCTATGGCCAACCCCATGGCGGCAATGTCTGGCCAGATGGCGCAGACCTCGAACGCGCTTGCGCCGAAGAAGCCGGGGATCAACTGGCTGGGCGTGATTGCCGACGCCTTGGCCGGTGCGGCGGGGCGTGAGGGGCCTTACGCGGCGCAGATGCAGCGCCAGCGGGAAATGGACTACGCGGCGCAGCAGGGCCAGCAAGAGCGCATGAACAAGCGCGACGATTGGCAGTGGCAAAAGCAATGGGAACTGGATCACCCCAACCCGATCAACAATGACACGGTGAACGACTACCAGTTCATCTTGCAGCAAAGCGGGAAGGACGCGGCGGATCAGTATTTGCAGGGCCGCTATGACCCCGTTGTCAACATTCCGCTTGGCGATGGCCGGACTTACATCGGCCCGCGCTCTGGCGCACCATCTGCGGTCAATGGCCTTCAAGGCGGACAAACCCCGCAGCGCCCGGTTGGCAAGCTTACTCCGATTGGGGGAGGCGTCGGGGGCAACCCCGGCGGCGGCTTTCCCGGCTAACCATCTGGACCGCGTAACGATCCAATCCGAAAGCGCAGGCAATCCGAATGCGGTTAGCCCGAAAGGCGCAATGGGGCTTTGGCAGGTCATGCCAGCCACGGCCCGCGATCCGGGCTTCGGAATAAAGCCTTCAAACGGCTCGCAAGGCGACACAGCGCGCGTTGGGGCAGAATACCGCCGCAAGATGGAAACCCGTTACGGCGGCGATCTGGCGGCTATGTGGGCAGCGTATAACTGGGGTCCGGGCAATGTTGATGCCGCGATCCAGAAGCACGGCCCGAACTGGCTGGCCCATGCGCCCGCTGAAACACGAAATTATGTGGCGCGGAACCTTCGCGCTGTGAGGGGTGGAAAATAATGCCTTGGCAGCAAAACAGGCGCACTGGCGAATGGCGCGAAGTCGATGCAAACGGCCAGCCCATGCAAACGGCTCGCCCGACCGTGACCGCTACGGCCTTGCCGATTGGCCCGCAGCAGCAGCGCGATAACACGCGGCAGGACAACAAGGATGCTGCGGACGCGGAACAGCGCGCCAAGGACTACCAGCTTCGTCGCACCCAAACTATTGCCGATCTGGAAAAGACCGGGCGGACGCTCGACGCGCAGGACAATATCGTTCCGATTCCGAATTGGAAGCCGCCTCTGACCGCAGAACAAAGCGGTGAAAAGAACGACCGGGCGAAGGCGCTCGACGGGCTGATCGGACAAATCAATCGTGTCCAGGAATTGGGCAATCAAGGCCCGATGGCATCCGATAGCCTGCTTTCGGCGCTTGGCGATTACAACCCATGGCGGGCATCGAACGCGAAGTTCAACACCGCTGGCGCTCAGCTTTCGCAGCAGGGGCTTGCCGCTTTCCGCGTTCCCGGCACCGGCACCGTTTCCGACCGCGATGCCATGATGTTTAACCGTGGCAACCTGCCCGACTCCTACAACATGGACGCATCGAACGAGGAAATTCTCGGCGGGATGCGCCGCAGGGTCGAAAGCGAATACAAGGGCATGGGCCAGCCCGCGCCGCAGTGGGTTTCACCGCTCAATCAGGCACAGCCCGAGGCCCCAGCTTCGCAGGCCGCACAAGGTTCGGTTTGGAACGCGCTCCCGTTTACCGAAAACCGCACCCGCACGGTTCGCAGTTCCGAACTTGAAAAGGCTGCGATGGCTGCTTTCAAGCGCGGCGCAAGCTATGACGAGATCAACGGCATGGTTGTCGCCGCTGGCTATGATCCTCTCAGCCAGATTGACTTTGCAAAGGCTTTGCAGGCGCGAGGCAAGGGCAATATCGGCGGCGTGTCATTCACGGTCAAGAAGAACGTCCCGCTTTCGGCTCTGGAGGAACTGAGCGGATCGCAGACTGGCGCGGTCCTTGCAGGTGTCGGCAACGCTGGCTCGTTCGGCGGGGTTCAGCGAATGCTTCCCGACCAATACCGCGACATTCAAAACCTGCACTCGGGCGAAAACCTTGGCGGCGAAGTTCTTGGTTCAATGATCGGAACCACGGCGCTGGGCAAGCTTGGAACCGGCATTGCGGGACGGCTTGGCGGCTTGGGGCAGAAGATGCTCGGCGGTGGCCGCGCTGCGGGCCTAGCGCGGGGCGTAGGGGCCGATGCGGTTTATTCCGGCATCTACGGGGCCAACACCGGGCAGGGCGGCGCTGAGAGCGCTTTGCAGGGCGCTATTGCCAGCCTTGGCGGGCGCGGGGTCGGTAAGGTCGCAGGCAAGACCCTTGGCGGCTTCACCAAGGCCATCGGCGCGGACGAACTGGCAC